AATATATTGATCTATGTTTTGAAGTATGTCACTTGTTCCACCTTGATTTTCTAACGAAATATAGTATTGAGATAAAAATTCAGAGGCAAGAGGAAACTCCTCTAAAACATATTGTGGAAGTTGATTTTCAATAATTGAACTGATTTTAATTCTGGTTTCTTTCATGTTATTATATTCTTACAAGATCTCCGTTTGTGTAACTTGATGTAGTCTTATATGTTGATCCAGAAATATCTGAACCAGAAGAAATTTCATCAGATAACATATTTAATGTACTGTTATTAATATCTAGTTGCAAATATAAATCCTGCAATCCAATTACATCATTTGATTTTGGAATTGCTGATATTTGTATAATTGGAAGAGAAAATGATGATTTTATCGTCGATATTATATTTACAGGATATAATCGTATTTCTCCTTTTTTATAGTCAATAACTCCTGTATTTTTTCTTACAATGATTGGTTCTGCTGATGATTGTAATTTAAAAAAGAAAATAGTTCCTGTTAATCCATCTGAATTTGGAAGATCTGACAAATAAAGAGTATCACTTATTCCGGATATTTTAAACCCAGATGATTTGATATTATATCCATTTAAATTTTTTACATAAAATTCATTACCATAGCATATTTCATAATCTGCAAATTTGTTTAGTTCTGGTCTTAAATCACGCCTCATTACAACTTTTGTAATGTTTGATGTGACTGAGGAATCTGAATCATCAATTACTTTGAGATATTTGCTATATTTAAATCTTGCCCCATATCTATTAAGTTCTTTTGAATCTGCATACTTTTGAATATTGTCAAAGATTAAATTTTTTAAATAATTTGGATCAGATGTTGAATTTGAGTTGTAATAAGCAGTTACGTCAGTCTCAAGATACAAATACTTTAGATCGATAATTTCGGGTACAATGCCTGCAACAGCATATTTTCTTAGAGAATTTTTAATATTATCTTTTACCTGACTTGAAACAAAAGCACCATTAATTGGTTTTATACTAATAAAAACTCTTCCATATTTTGGTGGTGTCAAATCTTCACCTCCAAAAACGGATATTGATTCTGCCTCTGAATATATTGTTGGAATGATAGTCTCATAATCTGTTGCAGTCACTGCACGATTTTGTGCCGAATATTTTCTTGGAGCATATTTTTTAATAGATTCTACAGATTCAATCTCCCTGCCATTCTGTGCAATAGAATTTGTAGTAATTAAAGATATGCCTGTAGTGACTACCCTATTGTTATTATCTACGATGCGACCATTGAAGTTGAAAGAGGAAACTCCATTCGCATTTTCTCCATTTGTTATGTTATAAGAAACTTCCACATAATTTAAATTTTCAAGTTTTTTGCCAAAAGCACCATCACCAAAAATTATTTCATATCTTTGATCTTCTATTTCTTGAATGAAGAAAACTCTTGAATTTGAGTCAATATCAAATAAATTTCTTGATAATTTAAAAGAACTTCTAATTGTGCTTTGTTGAGTGTCTCTTACGTAAACTACAATTGAATCGACATCAATATTTGGATTGTCTAATATAAATTTTTGATTTGGATTATTTGCATCAACCGTAAAAGTATTAACTACAAATGTACCTTCATAAATGTCGATATTCTCAAATAAAGCAATTCCATTAACTATTGGAACTGTAACATCTTGTGGTACGATAAAAGAAAAATTTTGATTCCCAAAAGATGTATTTGATGTACAGACAACACCAGTTTTAAGAGTTAACGTAAGCGGATTCGTAGAAAATCTAGTAGTATCTACAAAGAATGAAATATTTGACTTTGCTGCTGAACGAGAGTGTGGAACATATCCGATATTTCTTGCTAAAGATACAACATTTTCTCTTAACGTTGCACTATCAATAAAAACCTCATTGCTAATCATATTAGCATTATATGAGGAAATATATGTGTTATATGCTAATACATCTATCAAAGTTGATAGGTTAGAACCTTCAAAATCATAATCACTAAAATTCGAATTCGCTCTTAGGTACTCACGAATTGAACTTTTTATTTGATCGAAGTCTAGATTGGTAAAATTGACTAATGCCATTTATCGTGTTGGCTGAAGTGCAAATGATAACTGTTGGGGAAGGACATCAATTCCCACAATATAATAACTAATCGTTACATTAAATTCATTATTGTCATAATTAGCAAATACATCTACTGATATTAAATCAACTCTAGGTTCATAATTTTCAATTGTATTTCTAATTTCGTCCTTAATAATAGATGCAGAAACATCATCAATATTTTCAAAAAGAGAACGACTTATTTTTGAACCAAGGTTCTCATTAAAAAATTTTTCTCCGGGATATGTAAATACCAAATTTCGAATAGAGCGAGCAATAGCGGTCTCATTCTTAAGTCCAATTAAGTCATAATTAATTGGATTGACTTGGAAAGTCATACTTAAGTCTTTAAATCCTTTACTTACCCGCTCTACAGGCATAAAAATTTATAAAATCTGTATTATTTATTCGTCTTTTTTAGATTCGTAAAGAGGTTCAGTGCCATATTCCCAATCATCATAGTCTTGATCATTACGAATTTTTGAATGAAGTTCATTTTGAAGATTAAAATTATGTTTTTTTGGAGTTAAATCGTCGTTTGCGATTTCTCTTAGCATTTTTTGGTCCATTTTTTTCTCCTGATTAGTTAAAATCAGAACTTTTTACGGGGTTCCTATCCCGTTTTATTACATTATAATCATCTTCAAGAATTTCTTTTAGGTATTTTTCATCCCAAAGATCATAATATGCAGTTTTTGCTAATTTTTCTCTAAATTGACGTAATTTTTCTGTCGGTTGAGCTAAAATAAGGTTATATTTTCCATTATTTGTTTGTATTCCTCGAATATATGTATTATATGACCCACAATCTTCAAAGAATTTCCATTTAGAATACTTTAAATTATAAAAATCTGTCCAAAATTGGACTGCATCTAGATCAAGATAGTCTTCTACTATAAAAATGATAACCTGATATCCTTCAATTGGTATAATATCTTCTGCAGAGCACTCTACTATCTTAAATTTTGCATTTGAAGCAAAGGGGCATATTGCAAATCCTTCCAATTCAGCCCTAACTTTAGATACTTCTTTGATCCAATTTAAAATGTAAAGTTCTTTTTCTGATAATTGCATAAAAAAAGAGTGCTTATTGATATTTAAGCACTCTTGAATATTATTTTCCTTGACCTCTATACTTTTTCTTGCGTCCATTACGAGAAGTTGCACTAAGTAATGTACGAGCAGATCGCCCTTGGCGAGTTTTCTTCGGTGCTCCTGGTTCAAAAAGAGTCTTACTAGATCCACCTTTAGCCATAAATTACCTCCATCAAATTACGCGAGTTTTTTCATGTCCGACCCTAATACGAGGATCGCACCAGATATCAAATCCTGCTTCTTTTGCATCAAGACAAAAAGAAACATCCTCTCCACACATATCCTGAACTGCACCAGATTCAAAAACTTGCATCTTAGGAGCAAACCAAGGATATTCAAGATTCTCAAAGACTCCCTTCTTAATAAGAACCCAACCAAATCCAGTATAATCGACAGTGAACGGTTTGCGACGCTTTGTAATTGAATCAACAGTTTCATGATTCATTACTCCACCATTCTTTCGGAAATCATCTTCCTCTAACCAGTGTGCTACTGAGGTTGTGTGACCATCTTCTGTAGCATACCAACCAGCAACAACTTCTTTCTCTTCTCCATTTTCATTCAGAGCAAGATCACAAAGTTGCCAGAATTTTTCTGTGTTAAAGACAATATCCGAGTCAATCCAAAGTTGATAATCATATTGTAGTTTACCGTCCCAAGGAATTTGTTTTGGTCCACGAAGAACATTTGCTCCAAGACATTTGCATCGTGCAAAGTTCACCATCGATGAATAGTCTTGAGAAATTTGAATACTCATTCCATTTTGTACAAGATCAAAACAAAGTTGTACAAATGCTTTTAGAAAAATAAATGAACATCCTCTTCCTGGAAGACAAAAGACAATCGATTTGCCTTTCATTCTTTCTTTAATTGCGTCATAATCCCATTCTTGCCCCTGATTCACAGAGGGGGATTTTGCTTTTACTGTAAATCCTTTTGCCATAAGTTAAATTAACCTTCAGATCAATTTTATCGTCCTATTTAGTATTTGTCAATATGATGCATTTTGTGCTGTGAGTTTATTCACAATTACTTCTTCGTATTGCAAATCTTCATCTGAAAAATTATTATCAAGTAACTCAATCATTTTGTGCAACATATCCCAAGTCTCAGAGAATTTTTCCTCTGAAAGGCTGTGATAAATGCACTCGCCCTTTGCGTATATGTGATATATTCTTTCAGTATTTTCCATAAAAATTTTTTGAGAATTTTTTTATCTTGTCACCGCATTATATATCATTACTATGAGAATTCCAAGGGGGACTCCGATAATTCTAAAAATTTTATCAGGATATCGGATCATCCATCCCGCAAAGACTACCTTCCAGAAATTCCAATAGGGGGTTTTTCTTCTCAACGTTTCTTACCACCTTTCTTTAGAGTTCTTTTATCGGGGCGGGAATAACCACCTTTATGAATCCATTTGACTCCCATTTTTTACCTCCGGAAATTTTTTATGAGATTGATATTTATCGGTCGATTTGTCACCTCTGTAGGTTAGGGTAGTGATCGATTTTTATATACGGGACAACGCCGCGCCGCGCTATAAACAATCGGCATCAAATCACTGCCGAACCACTGTCATCATCAAGCATAACATAAGGGTGCTCCAGAGTCAACCAGAGCACCCACAGTTAGTATCAGAAATCAATCACATCTGCAGTGGGTTCGCTATTATAACCCTCCGAAACATCGTCAGAGGTAAGTGCATTCAGAATCTGCAGAATCTCATCGCCAGTGTTACCTTGCTTGAGCATCGAGATCATCACTTGCTTGGACATAATGTAGAAGAAAAGTGTAAGAAACAGTGTGTGTTGTGAGTGTCTTTGTCGGTCGGAGATTTCCAACCCTTTATAGAGGCGCATCTCATTCCTCTTTGTGTTAATCAGAAGTCAAACAAATCACTATTCAATTGGATGACATTCACTGCAGGATCATCAAACCGAACACCATCAGGAGTTTGAGTCATAAATCCGCTGATATATTCAACGAAATCTTCATACGAACCCTGTTCCATTGCGATGTTATAAAGACCCTCATTGAGGATCCAGAGTGCAACGTTCCAGGTCTCATAATTCTCCCAACCGTTATAGGAAATGTCAAGAGGATTGGACTGAAGAGTGGTAGTCATTTGGGGAAGAATTGAAGTGGGTTTGTGTGAGTGAAGAATGATCAGACTTGTGTAACGAAGTTGGTGCCACTGGAGCGATTTGTGCGGCAACGATTTCCCTTCGTTTGTGTCATCACCAGATCAGACTTACGGGGTTTCGCAGATGCTAACCGTGTGACCTTAACTTTACCCTGAACCTCAGCAATCATCAAATCCAGAGTAGACATTGAAGCGAGTTCAGTGAGTGTCATTGTGAGAAGGATTGAAGGGAGTTTGTGTTACTTATCAGTCGCGGGAAGATGTAGACCAAGGAGCATAAACACCCTCCAGTACACCAAACGT